TGTTCAGCCGGCTTATGTTCTGTAGCCGCTTTGGTTTCTAGAATGATTTCCTTTGGCTTATTGTCAACCTTAATTTCTCTACCCAAAGCTAATGGGTTGGTTATCTTGCCAAAATGTGGGCACCCTTTACATACCCCAGGATTTGCCTCGTCAAGCTTTAGGCAACTGTATGGGCCTTTAATTTGATGCCACTTGGTGTTGTGCCGATCTAAATCATATGGGTGCATGGCTGATAAAGCCATACCTTCTTCTTCCCCATCTTCGCAATATTTAGCTATGCTGAGGATGCCACGCCACAAAGGTTCCATGCCATCATCTTTAGCGTGATTTACGTAGTGCTGAATTTGTCCGCATTTAGGTGCTAAGTTTTTAAAGAACGTAATGCTGTTCTCTACCATCTTGACGTTTGACGCTGTACCTTTTAAGTCTGGACGTTTGCCAGGCAAATCAAATTTTGGCAACGCTTCGTGGGAATCTGCCCCGACTTTATCTTTGATGACCGTAGAAAGCTGAGCAAAATCAAACGTAGTTCCGACTACCTTGATGGCAACCGACCGAGGCTTGTCTTGCTTGTAGTTCTTGGTATCGGGTACGCGTAGTACTCGGGCAGCATCGCCTGTAACCATAGCGTCAATATTTAAGCCTTCCTTTTTGCATAGGCGCTTAAGATTCTCAGCTACTGGTTTCCATGTGGCTATATCTACTTCTTCATTGAACGGCCAGTATACGTGCAGTCCACCGCCACTAGATACGATGTATGGGGTTCCAAGGTCGTTTAGCGATGTCGAAGACAAAAAGCTCTCCAATGCCGCTGCTGCCGCCTGTTTATTAGGATAATCCTTTCCTTCCCCGCAATCAATATCTAGGAACAAAGATTTTATTTTTACTGCATTTGTGGCTAAACGCTTGCCACTTGTGTTGAATGATGCTAAAGCATAGAACGCATTTAAACCCTCACCACTAAAGTGGGCGGCGTTGCTATACAGCTCATCAATCGTATCAACAAATACGTGTTCTTTTTTTGCTGTGCTCAGTTCGCAGGCGCAATATTTACCCGAAGACGGAAGCACAGTCGCTAGGAATTCCTGCGACTTCATAGATGCTCCTTGGGTTAGCCGTTGACGCGTTGATCAAATCTGTTTATCAATTCCTTTTGAAAGTTTAACGGCATACCGGCATCAAGAAAACGTTCGGCAAAGCTAATCAATTCTTTATCAGTTAAGGAGCTAGGACTAATGGCGGATTGGTTTATTTTTTCTGATTGCATTTTTTCATTGCCTCTTCAACTGTATTGCTTGTTTGTAGTATGCGTAACAAATTTGTTACGCTGGTTCTGTAAGATGGTGTAACTTCTGTACCGCTAAACCAGTTATACACCGTCTGTCTTGTTGCTCCTGTGTACTGCGAAATCTGAATCACAGGAAAATTCAATTTAATAGCCCATCGACCTAGCTGATTGCCTAAGGTCTTTTCCGCCTTGGCGGTGGACTGTCGGATTGTTTCTGAGTAAGCCATGTTATTTTTCTAATTAGGTTAAGGGCGGGGTACTTGTGCAATGTACGTGAAGCATTGGGTTGATAAACCATCCACGTTCCCCCAAAACTTTAAGTTGAGCAAGTCGTGTAGCAACTACCGGAACCATCACAACATGTAGTGCATATTCTGCCATTCATATCTGTGTTAGTTAAACATCCAGCATAAGCACAGGATGCCGCCAGTAGAAGCCCAGCAACCACGATGATTTTATTCATCATCTGCATCCCACTCGTCAACTACAGACGCTAGGTCTCCAGTTTTCTTCTTAGGAACAGCCGATGGCTTAGGTGTTACTTTGCGCTTCTCAGGTTCGTCAAATGACTCAGCCTCTTCTTTAGGGGCGGCAAGTGCTGGCGATGCCTTCTTAGTTCCTGCGCTTTGTGACACAGTCATTGTTACGGCTTGCTTAGCCTCTGTTGACTCGCTTTTTTCCTTAACGATATCAAACTCTTCTTGCTCTAACCAACGCATTGGCTGGAAGAATAACTTAGGCACAGCTGCTTTAGTATCAAAACGCAACCGAGTAACAACAGTCTCGGGACTAATGCTTTGAGCAGCTAGGTATCTAGCGTAAGCCTGCAATGGGCGTTTGTCGCCTTCTTCTTTACCAAAGATAGATGTGGCAGAAAGGGTTAACTGCATAACATCACCGCCTACATCATTAGCTAATACAACTGCTAAACGCTGACTAAAACGACAAGCACGGGAATCGCCTTGACCTGAGCCTTTAGCATTCTGTGGACATGAAGCGCAGTTACTAGACTGTGGATCTTTAGCAGAAGCGTCAGGTTTCTCACCATCAGCTGACCAGCAATCAGGAGCTTTAGATGCGCCCTCTTCATAAGTGCCTGCATAAAATGTACGGCTAATCTTTGGCGCAGCTTGAACAATAACTACATCCAAATGGCGGTCGTCAATTGATGCAACTTCTTCGCTACCCGCTAACAAACGGAACACACCGCCCTTAACAGAAATGCGTTTACCAAAACTACCACCGCCACCACCAGCTAAGCTTTTAGCAAGATCAGAAAGCTCTACCGATTTAGCAAATGCTGGTAGTTTAGTGGGGTTAAATGTCGTGAGTTCTTTACTCATTTGTTGCTGCTCCTGTTTCAGTTGGCTTGGCTACTGCCGCACCGGTTTGTAAAAATTCTAAATATACTTCAGCTACTTTTGTAACTTCATAAGCATCGGCTTCATACACAGTTTGAACTGCGCGTTCTAGAGCTTGTTGGCGTAGATTTAATTCGAGCATAATATTGCGCGCTGCTTGGTCTACGGCTTGTTGTTGTGCTGCGTCCATTTGTTTCTCCTTATTTGGTTGGTTTGCGGACTGATACTGATACTTCGGACATGGAGTTTAACCCGAATGGGACAAGCCCTGGATTTTCCTCCAAGAACATCGCCATATTCTTTTGCGCAATTCGCTTTTCAAATAAGTCCAGCGCATCATGCTCAATTGCAAACGTCTTGAACGAATCCCAGTCGTCTGTGTAATAGCGTGTTTTTTGTGACAGGATGATTGTGCCTTCATCTGTTTTTACAGATTGAAGACCGAGCGCCACCATTTGATCTTTCATGGCGTTCTTAATTTCTTCCTGTTGTGCTTTCAGTTCTTCAAGCTTGGACTCGTACTCTGTCGTAAGCTCGTTGGTTCTTGCGTATATCTTGCGATATACCTTTGCTAGTTTATCTAGCGGAATGACTTCGTCTGACATACTTCCTCCTTTGTCAACAATTATACATCAATGCGGGCAACTGTACAACCCAATAGTGGGTTTTTAAATTTCGCCAATCTCCTCTTTATATAGGTTGAGAAGAATGTCGTGCCCTTCAACGCGCTTTTCTAATTGCGCAAACATCCGTTTTTCTATGTCACTACCTTGTAAGTGTATCACAGTTACATTTGTACCAGTCTGACCAATACGATCTGCTCGTGCAATACATTGTAGGTAGGTTTCTACAGACATAACGGGGCCGTAAAACACTACTGTATCCGCCGCTGTAAGCGTTACTCCATGCGATGCTGACTGAGGCTGGATAACTAAAATACGGGGGTTAGGCTCAGTCTGAAAGCGTTTAAATATATCTGTACGCTTGTTAACTGATACGTCCCCGTGGATAACCTCCGCACCTATGTTGTGCTTAAGTAAGTGCTGGTGGATGGTTTCAATACTGTGCCTAAATGGTGCAAAGACAATCACCTTTCTGTTGGTTTCTTCCAACACTTCTAGAAGAACATTTAAGCGGGGCGCGCAATCAAATTCTACAACCTCATGGGCATCTGTGTAAGCAGCGCCAGCGGATATTTGTAGGAGCTTTGATACGCCAGCTGCGGCGTTAACCGCAGTAATGGTTTCCCCTGATGCTTGCATGACCATGCGTTCTTTAAGCAACTTATAGTACTTGACTTGCTGTGGGGTAAGTGGTATCTCCCGTGTCTCAGTAAGTACCGGTGGTAAGTCAGTACACTCTTCTTTAGTAAATCTAATGGCTGGTTGCAAAGCATTGAACACCGCCTCAGCCGCGCCACTTTTAGGAACCCATTTGAATTGGGTAAGCTTCTTCATAACTTTGTCACGCCATGCAGTAGCAAACTTAGGTACATTGGTTGGGTTAACAAGCTTAGCCAAACCATACGCATCCATTGGTGATTGTGCAGAAGGCGTACCAGTCATCATCCACAACATGGAATCATGCCGCACAATTTTGTTAAGCGACTTCCAACGCTTAGTGCCAGCGTTTTTATAAGCGTTTGCTTCATCTACTATGATCAGATCAAACCGCCCATCTATCGCAACCTCGTCGGCAATTAAGTTTAATCCATCATAGTTAACAATAACAAACTCGTAATCGCCTTGAACCATTTCGATACGCCGACTAGCTTGAGCATGGTGCGCCACAATTGCAGATCGGTTGATTATGCTGTTAGATATACCACTCATCCAAGCGTCGTGCATGATTGATAGCGGGCACAGAATTAAACAGCGTCTAACCTTTTTAAGTCTCATCAAGTAGTCTGCTGCCCATAAAGCGCTTAGTGTCTTACCAGTCCCTGGGTCATTAAATACAAATGCCTTTGGGTTCAAGGTTAAGAATGATGCGGTTTCAATCTGATGAGCAAATGGTTTGTGTCTCCCAGGCCAGTCATACCTAGCCGTAATGGGCGAAGTTATATCTTTAACACCTAAATTTCGCAATACTCTTGTTTCATCTAAACCCCAAAATACTGCCATTTCATACACACCGTTTTGCTCACCAACTACTTTACTGCGGGGTATGATACTGTACTTATCGGGGTCTCTAGTCCTGAATACTAGAGCTTTGTTCTCTATGATTTGCATCATCGTTTCCTTCGTTTGTAGTTATCATTTATCTTGTGCCTTTCTTAAATAAATCCAGCAGACCTAAGCAAACCCAAACACACACAGATTGTCAAGGCAACAATACAAACAGGTAAAACATAATCTATCAAATCGTTCATTTCTCTTGTGCCTTTCTTAATCTAGCCCATTCCGATTCAATGTATTCCTCTGACAATGGTTTGGCTATTTTGATTACTTCATCCAACATATCCTCTGTGACTGTACAAGTCCATACATGGTCGGTCTTATAAAACCGCATGACAAAAGTGCCAACAGGAAACTCTTTAAACGTTGTCATTTATCTTGTGCCTTTCCATCAATCCATTTCCAACCAAGCAATTCTTCTGTGTTTTTAATGTGAGTTGGGTTTAATGGCGCATATACCGCAAATCTTGTTGACCAACCGCCTTCTACGGTAGGTGTAATCTGCCACCATCCAATAGGCTCAGGAGATTTCAAGATTGTGTATTGGCTCATATCTCGGTTGATTGTTAAATCGTTACCATTCATTTCTCTTGTGCCTTTCTTAGTATTGCTAAAACAATTTTATGGGCTTCTGCACCAGTTCGACAGTTATAAATTCTTACAGTAAAGTCATTTATATCCTCATCTGTTAGTGTCTTTGCTTTTAACGCCTCTATTTCAGCTTGTTGCTGTTTATGTTGCATTTCTAATATCGCAATTCTGTCACGCTGTGCAACATGGCGCAGTTCGTACTTGGTCAGCTTTTCTTGTTGCTGGCGTAGCATGGTGGCTGCTTGTTCTCTTGTGCCACCTTCCCAATCACCTTGCTCTAATTTATCAGCTAGTTCATTTGCGTTCATTTCTGCTCCTTCGATTACGCTTGCACCGCTATCTACTACTACCGTAGGCGTTGTGTGGCTCATGGCATGAGCTCCTTAGGTGGTCTGTCGTCACCCTCGGGGTAAGTTTTTGCATACAAAATAAGCATACGAATGTTACACATTACATGGGCTAGGTGGGGCAGGTTTGACTCAGGATCAATCTCTTCACCTCGTTGCCAAGCGGACAAGTGTCGCATAGCGCAAGCATACGGAACAGACCAAGGCATCCCTTTAGCCCAGTTCCAAGCGTTGTATTTTTTAGTTCCATACTCCCATACACGCGCTTCATCTTCAAGGGTGCTAAGTGGTATTAAACTAAAGTCCGCTTTACCGCTGTTGTATCTTGCACCTGAACCTTTTTCTGTGCTGTTGATATCACCGATACCTTCTATCGGAGTTGCTGTAAATGAACCATCTTTCTGTCTTACTACCATAACTGTATCGTCTGAGAACCAAGCATAGCCTGATCCTGCTCCTTCGTTTGGCATCATTCCTCCTATTTAATTGAGCCGTCTGACTTTCTTGCAAAACTTCTATTGGCACTAGCACTCTTTGCTTTAAGATTACTGCGTACCGTTTTACCGCCTTTACTCAATGGCTTAGTATGGTCTACATCCTTGCCATCACCTTTACTTACTACGCCTTCACGCTCAAGCATACGTCTAGCTTTGTTGCGTTGGGCGCGTTTCTTTTTTACTTTCTCTGTGCCATCATAATTTTCGTACTCGGCTTTGTAATCTCTTTTGTAAACCATATCTATTCCTTAGTGCTTAGGGTGAAACTCACAACTCTTTACGGGACACCATCCGCATAGCGGGGTGCTGTTTGGATTCCATACGTCA